CAAGCAGTTCTAGCAATAGTGCCGTAGTACCATATTTTTTGCATGTAGTTATACACAACATACCTATCATTTGTATCACTATCAGCGGAAGGATAAAACCACCATATTTCATCAAAACCTTCGTTAGTACCAGCAAATATCTGTTCCTGATTTGTCAGGTTAATATCATTAAACACATATTTTTTAACATTACAGGGTAATACTCTTGTACCACCGTCATACATATAGAATTTATCTTTACCGAACCAGTAAGCTACGTTATCAGCTACAGCCACACATTTTTGAGATACTATTGAAATATTCTCTCCAACAAGTTGTCCTGTCCATACAGTGGGTGCGCCAACATATTGTAAGGCATACAAAGAAAAATCAGTCCATACAAGCACTTCTTGACGAGTTTGTTCCGCAGCAATTATTTCTGAGCCTCGTGATAGTCTCAAACTACCTGCTTGATTAGTAGCAGCGGGAGTCCAGTTAACAGCATCCTCTTGATCTGACCACCTAATTAAAAGCGGGTCTTGTGTGGTTGTGCCTATAATGTTTGCACCAAAACAAAACACAAACCGATTGATGTCAGAAACAAGGATAATGTTTTGTGCTGTAGGTACGTCAGATGCACCGGATTCTGCACTTAATTCGGTGCCACGATTGTCTAAAGGCGTATCATCAGAAGCATCCCAAAAATATAACCGACTTCCACGATGTCCAAAAATTAAGTCTTCTCCAAAGTTACCTTGACTCCATACCCGTAACCTTTCTTCTCCAGTGCCACCATTACCCCATGTAAGTTCACCCCATGTACCTGCTCCCCACCCAGTTAAAGGTGCGGCTAACTCTGCGCCAGTATTTATCTGATACGCTGCTGACACGGTGCCTCCACCAGAAGCACTTGAACTTGCCGTGGAAGAAGCTGTTATGGTGTATGTATTACCTGTGCTATACGTTATTTGGAACTCACCATTTAGTGTTAATCCCCCAACAGCAGAAGCCCCACTAAACGTAACAAAATCATTGTTTTTATACCCACCGTTAGCATCAGTTACAGTCACTACGGCAGACCCACTAGAAGTAGCAAACGGTCCTGAGAGAGACACAGTGGCACGTAAAGGTGTTACATCATTATACTCACCACCTCTTTCTAAGTAATATTTAAGGTGTGTACCCACACTTGTAACTGTTAGATCAGTAAGCGTTACCCATGAGTGCAAAGAACGACATATACCTAAAAAAGTGTTAGCAGATATCCGTACCCAACCGCCAATCTTCTCAGGCATACCCTGTCTAAAACGCACTTTATCGCTTTCGTACCAACCGCCTTCACTTGTGTAGCGTGTGTTTTCACGGTCAATGCCCGGTTTTAGGGCTAATTTCTGTAACGGCATATGTCACCTACACATGAATCCAGTCTTTACCTTGCCATAATAATGCTTCTGCTTCTCTGCGTCTAACCAACCCATCTAAAACTTTGCCGCCAGCCCTATTCCATCTTCTAATTTGATAAGGAATATCAGCGCGGCTGCTGTCAGTGTTGTCATTAATGCGAATAAGAAGAGTAGATTCCCGAAGGTTAGTTCCACCAAGATTGTATACCCAAGAAACAAGCGCATCGAACTCATTTTGTTTGAGAGGCACGTTAACGTGTTTGTGTATCTCCTTCTCAAATTCAAAAAGGTCATTCTCCAGAAAAGCATCAGCTTCGTCTTGCGTACAGGTATCTCCTTCTTGAACTCCTTTAGTTGTGCCCCAACCAAGTGTCCAAACGTCTGCACTGCACTGATAAGCCTCCAGCTTGCAGCCTTCAAATTTTTTAATGAGGGCAACACCTTCTGCGCTAGTCTTCATTCTTCCCTGCGTTTAAAGCAGCCGACACATTGATATACGCTTCGTTCTTGTCTGGCGTAGATTTATCATCTGCAACAAAACGTCCTTTACTGTCTCTTGCGCGAACACGTTTAAACTCACGTCCAAAAAATAGTTTTAAATGTTTTTCATATAACCAACCAATCATTTTTCTCTCGATACTCCTTGTACTTTTTCAACGCTTCTCATTGCACCAAGTCCCAACATACCCATTAACACAGGCATCATAGTGCTTGTATCGATAAGCGGTATTGTTATATTAGACTCAGCAATTGCTAAACCAAAGTTCGCCATTGGTATTATAATAAAGTTTGAAGCCATGCCGAGCACACATACCCAACCAACAGCGGGTCGCCAGCCAGCAACAAACATGCTTTTACTTGCAGCCTCTACTTTATTGACTTCCAATTGACCTTTTGCCAATTCCTGCGCGTGACGCTCTGCCATCGTGCTAATTTCATGGGCCAAAGCATTCTTGGTGTCTTTGTCTTCTATAAACTTATCTAACAGTCCTGCCACTGGGCCAATCAATGCTTGTAACATATTAATCTCCTTTTCCCGCGTTCAAAAATTCCATGACCGCCATCAACATTGAAAATACACTAGCAATAGCACCCATCATATATTTAAACCATCGCATCACTTGCGCCATTGTAGCATTTTCAAGTTGTTTCTTTTGCCTCTCCTGCCTAATTCTTTCCCGTTTACATTGTTTTTGGAATTCTAAAAAATCTTCCCAAAGTCCCGGCCTTCCAGCCAGTTTCATTGTTGTTCTTAGTTCTGCTTCTTTTTCTCTTAATTTCTCCAACTCCATAAAATTTTGGAGAGCAGATCCACGACCTTTCTTGTTTGAACGCCTAGCCAAAATTGATTTGTTATTAAAATAGTTTGCACACGAATCCGCGCAATGCGAAAGATCTTTACCATGTTTAACACTTTGTAACATGATATCAATGGCCTTATTAGCTGCTGCAATTTCTTCAAGCACACTACCTTCTACTCATAAATGCGGTTGCACCGAAATAGGCTGCTACTATAGAGGCTTGGGCTATATAAAACAAACCAAGCAGATCAGACAGAGCTTTAACTCGACTGTCGGGCATCATAGGGAGCATAAGAAAAATAGAAAACATAACCATGCTAATCATGGCTACCCACGCCATGTTTCTTTGTGAATCTGCTTTTTCTTCTCGGAGTTCTAATTCAACAAGTTGTTGATGACGTTCAAGCTCTTCGTCTGTTACTTCGCCATCACCATCGAGGTCGTATTTTGCATATTTGCTAGTTCTTTCCAGTCTTTTTGGCATAACCTTGAATCTCCGTTTTCATCGGATCAACAAAAGCTGGTTTACAATAGGCTAAGACGCTTTTGTAATTTTCCTCACGGCTCGACAAAACACGGGCAACATGCACACACTGTTTTTGGTTTACCCAATAGCTTGCCACTCGCTCGTCTTGTTCTGGCGCAAGTTGCACCATCAACGCAAATACGATGATTTCCATCTAGCCAATCCATTTGAAAGCTGCCGTCACAGTTATAATAAACGGATACATGCTCCATAACATTAGCTCTAATTTATCAAATCTTTTAGAACCGGACTCAAGACGCTGCTCTATACTTGAATATCGAAGCGCACATTCTTTCTCATGTGACTCGATCCGTGCAATAGCGTCTTTGACGGTAGGCATACTATTCCGTGGTAACCCGTCTTTGATTTTGCTGGAGAAGATTGAGTATAACTTTCGTATCTGCTTTAACATCTGACAAATCTTCTGCGGTGTTTTGTTGAATGATCTCGGAACGTGTCATCTGGTTTTGGAGCTGATTCACCTCATCCTCGATCTCATCGACCTGTTCACTTAGCTCACTGATGTCCTCTGCGTTTTCCTGAGACTGCGCTTCAAGCGTGGTATAGCTTGCAATCAAGCCAGCACCGACAAGTAAAGCTGGAGCGAGGTTTATAAGACTAGATAACTTTATTTCCACTATATTATCTCCTCATTAATTTGCAAAACAATACCAACCTGTTGCTATGTATTTAACCTGAGTTGGTGAGGGGATGCCCCTATGAAAAAAAGTCCAATCGCAAGGCCAAATAAGAGTAAGACCTTTTTTAGGTTTTACTTTTAACTTTTGATGCCAAAACTCTGTTTCTCCAGCATCTGAAACGTCATTTAAATAAGTCATATAAGTGAGATGCCGACTATAATTTGTGTTTGACGATCTCTCGCAATGCCATTTGTGATAACCACCCCCTTTTAGATATTTTTGAACATTGCCTATGTCTTCTCCATCTGTAAATCTTGCAACATCGTTTGCACAGGGGTAGTCTTTTAAATAAAGATTTAAACATTTTTGTAATTCAATTGAGTAATCAACACAAACCTTATGTTCAAAAGATAGTTGTCTGTCAATTGAATCTTTTGCGTTTTTATCAACACATATACCGTGTGAAAAGCTAACTTTACCTTCTACTACTTCGCCTCGTTTTTTTGCTTCTTTATCTTCAACATAGTCAATTAATTTGTCGCAGATAGACAGATCGTCCAAAATCCAACTTCCAATAAAAGATGGATGTGTGTTTTTAGTTAGCAAAACAGGTATTGGCCCATCATTAACATTTTCAGTTATAAGATGCATTACGTTACCTCAACCCATTCTTTATTTGTTTCATCCCAATCGTAGATTTTATCTCCCACTTCAGGTGGTGTTGCAGGATTACTTTGAGATGTTGGATAAGGAACAGGAGCTTCCCAATAACAAGACGTTTCATTTAAAGTCCAACTAGGGTAAGGATTTGGTTGGTAAAAAGCATCTCGTACTGAATCGTAAATATGCCCAACTCCAGCAAAATTTTTTCTTAGTGCTACACCCCCATCAACATAAGGCTGCATTGTTTTGGAAGTTGTTCCATCGTCTTCTGTCACTGTAACTTCTTTCCAAGCATAATGAACACCGCCATGTGTGTTATAACTTGTTTGAACCCAACTTATCCCAGACTCAGATGGCAACGAATCAATAAAATTTTGTTCTGCTACAATAACTTCTTGAACAATACCGTTTTTTATTTTTGCAAAATGACTCATCCTGTGTAAGTTCCTGAAGAAGTAAATGTATGAAAATAACGTCCACTGGCAGAAGTAACTGTTCCCCCTGTCCCAATTTGAGCAGCGGCTTCATAGCTAACTATTACCACCCCTGATCCACCAGCACCTCCGACTTGATTAAACTGAATCCAACGAGTACCTCCACCCCCGCCTCCACGATTTGCGCTGCCATCAACAGGGGCTAAGTTAAGGGTATTGCTATAGAGACCTCCGCTTCCACCTCCGCTTACACCCATGCCTTTCGTAACATTAGGTGTACTATTACCAGCTCCTATACCGCCACCGCCTCCACCACCATTTCCTTCGCTATCTCCCGGCATACTGTAAAAGTTAGTTCCCCAACCACCTC